TATTATTAAGAATACATTGCAAGGACTTAAAGAGAATGTATCATGGTTCGGATAGGAGCATTAAATAAACTGGTAACAATAGAAGCATGCACATTTACCGACGATGGTAGCGGTGGTGTAGATGAAACGTGGTCATCAATTGGCAATATTTGGGCGAACATAAAAACGAATGCTAGATTAATAGATGCGCTGGAGCAAGGTAAGGGAGTTTTAAAAAGTGGTTATACAATAACAGTTCGTTATCCTGAATATAACCCACAGGTAAAGACCAGGGTAGTATATGAAGGAATAATTTACAACATAGTCGGGTTTACTGAATTATTTATAAGTGATAAAAGTAGATACTGGACTATTCAAGCGGTGAAAACAATAGAAAGCTAATGTCATACTCAGTAAAATTAACAGGCGTGGAAGCATGGCTTACCAAATTGGAAGGTCGCAAAAATGCCATGTTAACCGAGATTGATGCTGAGATGATGGCAAGCTGTCAAAATATAGCTGGTAATGCTAAGGAAGATTGTCCTGCAAATGGTGGTCAATTACAGAATAGCATTGAGGCAAAAGATAATGGGTTCTTAAAAAAGGAAATAGGCGCTTATCTATTTTACGCTCCTTATGTTGAGTTTGGCACTGGAGAATATGCAGCAGCTTATGTAAGTAGTCTACCAGATGAATTACAAGCTTACGCAATGACATTTTATGTGAATGGTAAAGGTAGAATGCCTGCAGCCCCTTTTTTATATCCAAATTTCGTGAGAGAGCAAACAGTATTAATTGAAAATATAAAAGCAGTTCTTAAACGTGGTTGAGGTCGGTAAATATATTAGGGAAGGATGGTACAATGCTATAAAAGCGTTGAATGTAGGTGATGTATGGGATGAGACCAATGTAAAAGAGGAAACGAATCCATACTTTGTTTTATCAACACAAACAGAGGCATCGTTTGACGATGATGAGCATTTCAATAGGACAGCAACGATATTGATTAAGTGTGTTGGATTTGGATCGGTGGCAGTTGGTAAAAGTAAAGCAGAAAGTATAGGCATTCCATTATTGGGGTTGGTACCAGATAAGCAAACGCAGCCTTTTAGTTTATCGGCAAATGGTTTGAATTTATTATCAACTGTTTTGGAATCGACTAATACACTGGTATTCGATGCAAAGGATAAGGTTTATGTAACTAAATTATACAGATTTAAACATCAAATAGAGCAAATTTAAAAATTAAATACAATGGCAAAATTTACAGGTCAGCAAGGGTTTGTACAGTATTCTATCGATGGTGGAAGCACTTGGAAGCATCTTATGTCTTTAACTAAAAAGACCTTTAAGAACGATGCAAAGACAATCGACATGACAACCGATGAAAGCGGTTTGTTTACAGAAGCTATCCAGGGTATGATGACACCTACATTATCATGTGAAGGGTTATCAGAAAAGGCGGCTGCATCCAGTGGACATGGCTCTTTTAAGGAGTTGGTTAACTTACAAGTTAGCAATACTTCCTTTAGTATCCGCGTAGTGGATAATGAATCAGCTCCTTCTGCTTTTTCTTATGCAGGTGTAGTTTCTGTTAAGAGTGTAGAACAGTCTTTTGAGACCGACAAAGCAGTTGGTTTTAAAGCAGACTTCTTATATGCAAATAGTGTAACTATTATCTAATGGAAACAAAGTTTGGTAAATTGAAGTTTAACATGCACGCCATAAAAATCGTGCATGAAAAGAACACAGCATTAAAAGGCAAAGAGGTTGGCAATGTAATATTTACAGCCATCCTTATTTATGCCGGGTTATCTGGTTATGTTTATGTTTCATCTTTTGGAGTTGACGAGATTACAACCGTTCCATTTGAGGATATTATGGACTACACCGAGGAATTAATAACACAGGGTAAACTGGAAGAAATTAAAGCCATACATGATGCCTTTATGGCTAACAGGGTTCTACCTACTGAAGCTGATAAAAAAAAAGAAGTGAAGGTGAAGAAATAACTTTCGATAAGATTGAGGAATTCGCCTTTGGTGAGATTGGCTTAAATGTTTTCGACTTCTATTCCATGTCAGAAAAACAGTTTGGTAATCTTGTCAAAGGCTTTTCTGTTAGGAATAGAAAGGAATGGGAAAGAACTAGGTTTATTTCTTATTGGGTATATAGAGCAGGGGGAGGCGATGATATTAGTATTGATGAATTTCTACCATTAACGGAGGAAGAAAGCACCCCAATGAGTGATGATGAGATAATGGCGATTATTGAACGACATAAAAAATTAAGTGATGGCTGATGAAGGTTTAGTTTTACAGATTAGCGGAGATAATTCCGAGTTGAATGATGCGTTGGAAGAATCTAAAAGGCTGGTGCAAAGTGCATCGGGTTCTATCGATGATTTATATAAACAACTTGATAAACTAGTTTCTGCACAAAACAGAGTAGGTGAAGGAACGGCTATGTGGCATGAATATGAAGCGGGTATTGCTGCCACTGCTGATGAAATACAAAAGGCAGAAAGCGTACAACAGGAATTAGGAGTAGTTGTTGAAAGGACAACAGCATCACTAGAAAGCCAAAAGAATGTACAACTAGCGTTTAATAGAGTAATTAAAGATGCTCATGCTCTTACTTATTCAACTACAAGGGGTATATCTGAATTGACTTATGCTTTGCCTAATCTTGGTTCTAAATTAGCTCAGGTAGCTGAAGAAACAGGTAGTTGGAAAACTGCAATGACTCAAATAGGGGGGAGCTTATTGACATGGCAAACGCTTTTATTCTCGGCGGGCACTGCATTAGCTTTATACTTCCGTGGACATCACGGCGGCAAAGAGGCTGTTGATGAACACACTAAGTCTTTAGAGGAGTTTACTAAGGGACTAGAGAAAGCCAAGGAGGGGGCAATGACCCAAAATGTAAAATTATCAGAAGCGATAAGTATTGCTAAGGATCATTCCAGAACATTAGCCGAAAGAAATAATGCGTTAAAAACAGCAAACGAATTAATGGGGGAGCATGGTGAAAAGTTAACACTTGCCTCTATTGAAACTGCCAAAGGAACTACTGAGATTGAAAAATATACACAAGCATTAATTAATCAAGCTCTTGCCTCAAAATACGCTGATAGGATAGCTGAAATGATGATTAAGCAATCTGAAGCTGTGAAGGTATATACAAAAGCGAAAGAGGCTCAGGCAGTTGCAGAGGCGAATTTAAACAGGTATGCATCTCAAGGAATAGGGCAAGGCTTACAGGGGGAATATGAGCACTATGAAAGGTTAAAGAAATCTACAGCAGAAGCGGCAAAAGGTTACAGAACCATAAATGATGAGGTTATAAACTTAATGGGCACATTTAACCAGCTAAGTGTTGACGCTAATAAGGGAATGGCAGATGTTGGTTATAAAGACGATAAAGCCGCAAAGAATATTGATAAAATCGCCGAAGCCTTCAAAAAGTTAAACGATACTTTGATAGATGCTAATCACACTCAAGCAGAGACTAGCAAGAACATGGATCCTGCGAGATTAGCAGCTTACACAAACGCTTGGAATACGCTTGAAAGATTGGGGCTTGCTCCTGCTGATGAAAGAATGCAGTCTATTTCTAGGCACATGAAGGATTTGAGTTGGGAAATAGAAAAGAATAAATTAACGGAGTTCACCGTAAAGTATCAAAATAATATATCTAGCGAAAAAGCAAAACCATTAGATATTTCTGATACATACGATAAAGTTAAACCAAATAAAGAAGATAGTTTTTTGGTAAAACCTTCAAAAGATGCGCAGGACTTTATCAATATTCAGGCAAAGCTAATGGATCAACTTCATAGCATATCTGCTTTATATGATAGCACTTATGGAGATGCGGATAACGATTTGGAAAAATCCAAAGCTACGCTGAAAGCATATGAACAGGAAGTTAAAAGCCTTGGTGCGCTTGCTGCAAATAACCCAATGTATAAATTCTTTTTAGATCAAGCTGTTGCTCAGGAAAAAGCAGCAAAAAAAACTGTAGATTATGAAGATGCCTTAAAAAAATTAGATGACTATGTAGCAAAAGATTTAACTGCTGTATTTGATAAATTCTTTTCAGATTTATTAACTAATGGAGAAGTTTCCATTGATGGAATAATTAAAATGATTGAAGAAATGATTATCAAAATGACTACAGCTTTAGCGGTAGAAAAAACATTAGGAGCATTAGGGTATGGCGGTGGCGATCAGGGTGCTGCAGGAGGAAGTTCGTTGGGTGGTATATTATCAACAGTTATTGGTGCTGCGTTCTTACGAAGTCCAGCACAAACAAACCACATCCAATCCCTTAACATGTCAGGAGGAGCACAGAGTTTAACGACTGTTATCCGTGGTCAGGATTTACAAATTATTCAAGGAAGGGCAGCAAGGGCTAATCAAAGAAAATATTAATGGCTTACAACAAACAATATACTATTGATTTTAAAAACCTTCAGGATGTATCTTGTAGGGTGGAATTGTTGCAAAAGGATGGCACAGGTTCAAGTATTGCTATTAATGGAACATCTACACCGTTTACGTTGAAGTATCAGTCAGGGGATTACTACGCAACCGACCCTATAAGAGCCAGCGAGGCAGTTATAAGCATTATAAATGAAGATGGCAGTATTCCTTTAGATACATTTATATCAAATGACGATACAGCCTGGAGAGTAGATTTCTATATCAACAATATACTTCATTGGACTGGATATATTAATCAGGATGATTGTAGCGAAGAAATTAAATATAATCCTTATGAGGTTATTTTAAATGCAACCGATCAACTCGGATTATTGAAACAAAAGTATTTTGTAGATGAGGATGGAGCGGTAATTTATGATGTAATTAGTTTAACTGATGTATTGAAATATGTATTAGCGCAAACAAGTTTACAATTAAATGTAAATATATATGTCAATCTATTTGAAGTAAACCAAGCTGATAAAGACTTTAGTTCAGACAGTGAACCATTCAGCCAGACATATATAAATGCTAAAACATTTTTACTAAACAATAATACTAATGTAAACAATGTAGATATAGCTAGTGCGGATTCTCCATTATTAGCTAGTGAACTAGTTATGGATTGTTATTCTGTTTTGCAAAATCTTATGGAGGCATGGCAGTGTACAATATTTCAAGCTAATGGTGAATGGAATATTGTTAGATGGGTAGAAGCAAATTACCCATTTGATATTACTGGTATAAAATATAATTACAATTTCACATCTTCATCTACAGCTGATTCTATTACTAAATACTTTATTGTAGGAAATAGCGGAACATTAAAATATCTCAATCAAAGTCAGATGAGGTATTTGGTAAGGCCTAATCAATATGTAAAAAGCCAGTTTGATTACAATACAATACCTCATTTAATACATAATGACGATTTAAGTATATTAGGAAGTTTTCTGAGACAATATACTACTACCACTACAGTTGCAGGGGTAACTACGACAACTACAATAAGAGAGTATAACGCACCACATTGGGCAGTTAATTTAATACATGGCACATCTTATGAATTATTTATCAGATTAGAATTTGATTCATCTGGGGTACAAACAGATAGATATCTAGTTGTAAAAGGAGTGTCTCAAACAGGGTCAAGCGCCAGCGATTTTCTTTATGAGTTATTTTCTGAACAATTTTATGTGAATTTGAAGGATAAAATACAGATGTCATATAATGTAAGATATACTATACCCTTTAACCCTTCATTATACGGGTCTAATTTAATAAACACTCCTTTAACTGATGGAACAACTATATATTATGCTAAGGAAGATGGTGTATGGAGTACTTATTATTTAACGCACTCATTAGAGGTTTACGTAGCAGATTTGACATGGCAAACAATTAATTTAACTGATACTGTAGACAGAACACAGCCATTGCCTATTGACGGGAAAATGAATTTATCTATTAAAATGGGAGCTCAAATGCCATATGCTGATATTGAATATCATTATAAGGGTTTTAAAATAGATTATTATAATTATTCTAATGGCGGAACAATACCTGTTACATCACAATACAACCAATCCACAGAAAACAACTTAAATATATCCAAGTTTCTACAAAACACTATTTATTTCGATGACAGTTTAAGTAATGTAATTTTAGGAGCAATGACCTGGAGCAAAACAGAACTAACCAAAAGAACTGCACAATGGGTTCGTAATAATGGCTTATGGATTAAAACATCTGTTCAATTTATTAGTGGAACCCAAATAATCAGATTCTTTGTAGACAATCCTAATATTGGACTATTCGACCCAACCGGATTAGTTGGCGGAACTGTTACGGTTACCGGATCAGCATCGAATAATACTACATTCCCTATTCCTGCTGCTAATTTGTCGGGATACAATCAAATAGATATTGTTGTAACAGGAACATTAGTAAATGAATCATCAGACAATGTATTATTAGTTTTTGGAGGAGCTTTGTATAATGCTAATGCAGCCAAATTTAAACGCTCATTTACTGCATACAATGTTATTGATAAACAAAAAAGTACAGCAATAACCAGAGCGAAAATAGAGTGTACATTATTCGGTTTAAGCAATTCAACACCTTCTTTTTATAGCATTTTATCTTATATGCTATTTGATGACTTTTCTACTAAGAAATTTATTGCTGGAGCTATTACAATAGATTACGCAAACGCTCAAATTGAAGGAACGTTTGAAGAGATTACCGATAGTGATCAGGATTTATCTGACATGAATCAAACATTAACTTTCAACTATTTATATTCTAAATAATGAGTAACGTAATAAAAGGCGAAGATGTTTTACTCCAATTTACTAATGCTAGTAATGTTGTAGTCGCATTGGCAGCTGGTAGAGATGCAACCCTACAACTGGATAAGGACTTATTAGACACAACATCCAAAACAAGCGGGTACTGGAAGGAATATATACCAGGAAAAAGAGGAGCAACATTAAATATCAATGCATTAACAGTTATTAACTCCGATAAGCTAAATACATTTGACTTATATAACTTTTACAACTCCCAAAACCTTGTAGCATGGCAGTTTATTTTAGATGATGGGTTCTTTCATATTGTATTCTCAGGTAACGCAATAATCACGTCATTACCTATTAAAAGAACAGTAGGAGAACTTTCTACCTATGATGTAAGCATGACAGTTACAGGCGTTATAAGTATTGAAAATAGAGGATCAGACCTTTCTTATTTTTGGCAAATATCCTCTACTCCTAAAACTGCTGCAGACTTCGCAAGTGATATTAATAGCGGGGTAGCTATAGAGGTTTCTAAAAGCTCAATAAAGCCGATAAATATAGTTTGGGATGCTGCAGCTCCATCCTATTTAATGTTTGCTTTCCCGGATGCTAATCCTGCCAAAGTTGCATGGTCGGTTAATCAATTTAATCAAGGACAAATTGGAGGTGTCACTAATTTATTTGGAGATGCAGTTGTGCAATCGGTAACGGTACCAGGAGGAACAGTTGCAAATAATTATAAAATGTATTTCTCAAATTGGGCCACCATATCTATTAACGATTTAATGACTTTGTTATGATACAATTAAATGATAATATAAGAAGCAAAAAACCCTCACCATTAGATTGGAGAATAGGGCCATGGGCAGATATTGCAACAGCTAAAAGCTCCATAATAGTTGCAGAAAGGTTTGTCGGGCTGGAGATATATTTAACAGATGGTACTAAATGGGGATGGATAGCAGGAACAGCTGATAGTAATCTTATCTCTTTAGCTGGTGGGACATATTCTCTTACCAAAAAGAAGCAATATATAGTAGGATCAGGAGACATAGGCAATACTACTACTACATGGGTAATAAAAGACGATTCAGGTAATAATGTTCCTAATATAATCAATGAATCTGTTATGGTCTTTTATCAGGGCGTCGCATTACCAGAGTATTATTCAGGATGTATTACAATGAATTATACTGTTAGTTATGGCACTGGTTCAACATCAATAACAATACCTCAAACGCTAGGAAATGGCGAATTGGTAATAGTAACATATTGTGCATTAATCTAAATTATTTTTATGAAGTATAGAAAAAACATAAATTTGCTAAAAATATTAGCATTGCGAAAAATCTTAGTAATATTATTTGCTTTATTATCATCAATTACATACGGGCAGACACAGCAACCGTCTTGGCTACCAACTGCTTTACCTAAATTCGCTGAAGGTGGTTATTTGAAAAATGATAGTGGGCTGATCCCTGCTATAAGAGATACAAACTTTAAAGCTAAATACCCGACAATTATATGCAGCATACACGGAATAGACACATCATTGTATTTTTCTAAAGGTAATGGTGGTTATTGGGCTAAAATAGGCGGCGGTTCTTTACCTACAGATATAGTTTACACCGACTCATCCAACGGCTTTTCACGATATAACTATTTTGATTCAGTTGTAACATTTGCTTATACTTCAATAGGTAGAGGGGCGTTAGGTGCGGGCACATTTGGCATAGCTATTAATGGCGACCCTTCCAATGGTTCATGGGATGCAAGTAACGGTAATTTAAACGTAGTAGGTCAGATAGCGAGTGATGCTGATAACTATTTCGGATATACTGTTCCAAGTGGTTTACACAACTATGGCTCAGATACATGGGTTGGGGCATGGGCTGAAATTGGCAATGGGACACAGGTACACGTTAATGATAATGCAGAAGATATAGAGCTTATATGCTACGATTACAACTCACAACCAATAGCGCAATTCAATGGTAACGGTTCGGGGTTTTTGGCTAATAACAATATTCAATGGTACAATGACGGCACATTTGGTAACCTTACAGACGGTATATGGCAGATTAATAATGATGGGAGTGGGTTTTTAGCTAATAATAACCTACAGTGGGATAATTCGGGGGCAATAGGTAATTTGAATGGGGCATGGCAGATTAATAATGATGGGAGTGGTGAATTATCTTGGACTAATATAAATTGGAATACCAATGGAGATTTTTCTGCAATAAATTTATCTAATGGTGCTGGTTTTGGAAGTTTAAATCAATATGTATATATAGGAGATTTAGAATCTGCACAAACCATTACAACTTACGATTTAATTAATCAAACCCAAACCTTCAATGCTAACAATGGGTTTACGTTTAGTGGTGGTGGTATAAATGTAAATACTACAATAGGTGACTTTACAGATAATACATGGGTTATTAGTAAGAACGGAGAAACAAGATTAGCCCGAAATTCAACATATCCTAATGGCATGTTTGCTGCAAGGACTAATGGGTATTTATGGTTTGGCGATATAGGTGGAGGGTCAGGTAACGGAACATTATATTATCTGGACGACAATTTGCAAACCCAAGCCTTCAACGCAGCCAACGGCTTTCAATTCACAGGAGGTTCAACTATAAGTAGTGATGGTGATTTAAACACATTAGGTGCTGCTACATTTAGTAATGATAGACACCAATTTTTAACTGATGGTAGCGGATTTACTTCTGATGGTAATTTTGGTTGGGACGCAATTGGAAACATATATACTAATGGTTACTTATCCCTTATGAGTGGTAATGCGGGGATATTTAGTGATGGGAGTGTGTTTGGTTATGACCCATCAACTGGAGTTCCTACTTTTGCTACAAGTGGATTTGGTGACTTATCTATGCAAGATAAATCAAACGATAACACTACATTATACACAGGTGGTGATGGTGACTTTTATATAGCAGATAAAATCAGTGGCAATATAACACTAAGGACAATCTCTCTTGGTCAATTCTACATAGCAGATAAGACAAGTGGTAATCAAACATTCTATGTAGATGTAGCTGGAATGAAAACAACCGATGCAGTAGCAGGTTCGGGAACGTTAAGCCCTAATTGGTTGTTAGGCGCAACCGTATCGG